CCTGTCCATCTGTTATCTGTATGGAATTGAATGAGTTTACCTTTATTGCTGCCTGTTCGTGGAGTAAAAGAAACATCGGCCTTTTTAAATGTACCAGTGCGAAAAGTAACCGGATCGACCGGACATCGAGCTTTAGCGTTAGCAGCAACTTGGTCCATGAAATCATTGGCGTTAGCTTCTGCTTGCCCCTCGATTTGCTGTAATATTTCTCCTGCGTGCCATTTCTCGAATCTCATGCCTGCGGCGCTCCCCTTGCTACTTGTTAACCACTACTTCTTGTTTTTACCTCATCCTTAATCAAAAGGCTTTCTGACCCTAATACTGTTGTGCAGCTGCTTCTTTTTCTAGCCGCGCTTTTTCCCGCTCGATACGTGATTCCTTTACAATTGCTCGGCTAATCATCTTTACTTGGTCATAAATTCGCTGACGTTTTTCTAATCCCATGATTCCCGTTATGTTCATCGCTGATTCAATAGCCGAACTTGGAAGAGCTACAATCACTGCATCCATTCCCGCCGTAATCCATTCGTCCCCGCAGCGATCATAAACTTGTATTGCTAGCTCGTTGTTAGGTAAAAGAGCCTCCGGTTTACACGTATCGCAAGGAGGTTCTTTAACGATAATTTCCTCCCCCGCCTCGAAAGGAAGGGGAGTGTTTACATCCTTGTATGTTTTTCTACACTCTTCGCAACTTAGCCTTCCGATACATGATCGCCAGATTGCGAAGTCGATGAGTTTTTTGCTTCTACTTCTGCCTCTTTACTTTCATCCTCTGCGAGGGCTTTGAGGCTCTCATTGGCAAAGGTAACGAATTTACTGGAACGAGTAACCAGAAGCAGTTTATTTTCTTTCGTGCAGGTATTGGGAGTGCAATGAATTACTTTCTTAGTATCAGGATGCCGGAACGAGAAATCATCCCAGGAAACAATAGCCGCGTCCCAAAAGAGTTCATTCTGGAGATCGGTATCAACTCTCTCAACGTCAAATCGAGCGGGAGTACCTTCTACCTTTTTGAAGATTTCTTTCTGCTTTACTGTTTTCTTGATAATGTTTCTAAATTCTGCGGGAGGCACAATTCTAAACTGTACCCTCCCGCCACCATCCATTTCGAACCACTTTTCCTTCGATACATCCAAATCATCAATCAGATTCATAAACATTTTCTTTCTGGTCTAGCGACCTGTTAAGGGTTAAGTTAGACTATAAATACATTACAAATTAAACTATTTCTCCTTAGAGAATTCCTGCGTGTAATTTACAAGCTGCGCCAGGAGAAACTTCAGAAGTTAATTGACTAACTGCCCCCAGTAACGATAACGTAATCGTTCCAGCGGTAACAGTTTCAATCAAATACATACCATCATTAGAAGTGGAACCTTCGATAATCAATGTCTGCCCTGCTGCGAACCCATTAGTTACAAAAGAACTTGTTGAGTCAGTAATAGTAGCGCCAACAGTCGTCGGTGTAGCTGATGCTACGAAAGCCAATTTAGCAGATTCAACATCAGTCCTGTGTACTGTAAAGTAAGCATATAAACCATTTACCGACCACGAACCGGAAAAGGGGAAAGTTCCAGACTTGCTTGCCTGACCGGGAGTGTGAGCGATTACCTGAAAGCCAGCCTGTGTATCTTTTGCCAAATCAGCAGCGAGAAAATGACCAGCAACAGTATCAATGTAAATCCTGGCGTCGGTAAATTTAGTATTAGCAATCAAGTAGGCTTTAAGTTGATCCTGTCCTTTGGTATCGCCAAGCACCATGTTACCGGCGTAGGAAATATCTCCATGCTCACCACCGCCAACGTCATTTACAGCGAAATCAACTCCGAATTCTTCTGACTTCACCTTTGTACGAGTAAGGGCAGGAAGAGTGAGCTGATTAAGTCCCTTGATTGTTGCCTGATCTGCCGTACCATACTTCAAAACAATTGCTGCATTTACTCCAAGTTGCCTGTTTACTGCCATTGTAGACCTCCTTTATCCAGGGTAATAAGAAGCACCCTGATTGCTAAAGTTTTATTTAATTTGTTACTTCATCTTTATTGCCATTACTAATTTCTTCATGTTCGTTTTCCACTGATTCCAAAAACGCCCATTCTTCCGCTGCTTGTAACGCCTCAGAGGGGGTTCTTTTCGCACCCAGAACAAATGTTCTATCGTTATCTCCAAAACAACTCTCAACCTCAATCCAGCAATATAGTATCCAATCTTTGCGAGTTATTTCTGAGAGCTGTTTTGTTGTGTTAGGGATGCTCTTATTATCCATTATCTAAAACCACCTCATAATCTACACACCAATGGTATATGCCCATAGTGCCGTCCGGTAAAGGGGTGTCTAAATCTTCAGAAGAAGGTATAAGGTTTGTACGCCTCATCCAGAGCACGGTCCCCGATCCGGTTAATGTTAAAGAACAGCCTTCCATTGTTTTACTCACAGGAGCTGGAATTGCAGTGGAAAAGAGAGCCTTGAGATTGCTGTACATAGTGTTTATTTCCATGCTCCCTGCTGACTTGGCCGAAAATAAATCAACTTGTACTAATACATCATCGTAGCTTTCGGTATATGTATCGTCGGGAGTGGAAGTGATTACATGGTAAACAACTCTCGGCACATCCTGAACTTCTGATACTTCAAAATAAATCCGTCCGCCTACTTGATTGTATAAAGCAGAGTCGGTGAATTTAAGTTGTAGAGCGTCGAGAAGTGCCTGCAAGTTTACGCTACCTCAGCTACTTTCATTACCAAGAACCTACCTTCTGGCAATCTGGTATCAATGGCTGCGCCGCTGATATTAAAGTTTACTCCGTTGATTACAATTCGCCAATTTGCTCGTATTTTTATAGGCCTCCAACGTATTACTACTGTCCCTGTAATTATACTATTTGCCGCCAATGCCGCAATGTTTTCCTTGCTAGATAGTCCTTTATATTGGCCTTTACATGAAAATACTGTAGTCCATGTGATAGGGGTGCCTGACGGCGCTTGAAACACTAAGTTATCGATGAAATCACCAATGCGTGGCATTTAGAAATCCTTTTCCTTTACTGCTGTTTTACTGTCTAATAAATTAAGCAACCTAATAATAACCATAGCTAAAATACATCCTTCACATTTTGCTTTTGGTTCAGAAAAGAAACTAGCAACTATTTCCTCACATGCCTCTTTTGTTAATAACTTTTTCATATAAAATCCATATCAGACAATCTGCCAACTATATTTACAATCCTGGTGTATGTCTGATCTTCCTTAACTGTATTGTATCCGATCACATCATCTCCACGATTGGCGTAGTTGTTAGCACACCATCTTTTTATAGCTTGCTTTATGGATTTCGGGACTTCCGCTGCCGTCGCATATCCACAAGTAAATCTAATACTGATCGGGTTGCTAGGATACAATGTACCACTCGGCCATGAACCCTGGTACGGTAATACTATAAACCCACACTGAGTCCCGTTAGTTTCTACTAGGTAATCAGTTCCGGCAGTCAGGGTAGTTTCGGTCCCATCGGTATCTTTCCATTTTACAATAGGTTCTTTTCCGGTATCATTACTCAGATTCCCAAAGGGTATCTTAATTCTATCTGCACTAGGCCAGTATTGAGGATAATAATCCCAAGTTTGCTCCATAATCTTCTTACCGGTATCGTTTTCCACGGATAATCTACCGGATGTTATCAATTCTTCCAGCATATCATCTTCAGTAGAATTAGGCTCCCAAACTTGGATTAAAGCTGAAAATTCACTGGCCGCTACAAGAGGCTTGGCCACAACTCTGATATACTTTTTAATTCCTGTGTAAGTTAGTTCTTGTATAGTAGTATCATTGGCCTCAGTAATTTGCGTAAAAGCCCCAACAGACCAATCAGTAGGCGTTCCGGTTGTGGTATCGCATTCCTGGATTTTGACATCTACCGTGCCGCCTGTTCCATTATTCACAGGGATTAACTGAACAACCGCAGTACGACCTAATACTTCTACCCACTCTCCAATGATCATATACCCGCCATTGTAAGTTGTGGCAAAAGTGGGATAGGCTGTACCTTGATCGGCTAACTTACCTGCGGTGCCTGTTACACCTACGATTTCTCCAAGAGTGAAAGAGCCGGATCGAGACTTCACAAGGTATGTTTTAGTGGTGATAGCAGATACGACAATGCAGGTTTCGAAACTGGTCTGGCCGGTAATCGTATCTCCTGCTACCCATGCTGTTACTGGTGCCACATCTAATGTCATTAGTTCATAAGTGATAGGGTAAGATGCGGCAGGAATGCAAGAATGCGGAGTCATGTTAGATGCCATAGTTCCACTATCCAGACCGAGATGTGTCTTTAGCTCCGAAAGTGTGATTGGTTCGATTGTAGGGGGTGCATATTGAGTAACGATCATAATTTACCTAACCTGTGTGACTAGTTTGTTTTACTGCTTTGTAATCGAATGTTGATATTATTAATCACAGCATTCCATGCATTATATCCCATTATTAATCCGACAATCGTACCGAATATAGCTCCAAATAATAGTCCAATGAGCAGTAAGATACTCAGTAAGATTGCTGCAAAAATAACGATGAATATGACTTTAGCTATTTCCATTTTACCCAATACATCCTACCTTACAAATTCCAAGCTCAAAGTCCAATTAGCACCTGCCGTTGCCTGATTTGCTACTCCTACTGTAATCTGGCTCTTAACAGGCGGGTAACGGTAACTCGACATGAATGTAGAGTACGGAAGGGTGTCTTGTGTAGCTGTCGCATGAATCAGGTTCACTCCTTTCGCGCCCAACACATCCTGCCCATCCATGTTTACCGTCACATCGGCTGCATCGGGGGCTGTACCACCTGCGGTGGGCTTTGCTACCACCCTGTAGAAGTAGTGAGTTCCCTGAATTAAAGCCATTGCCTCGGCTGATAAAGTTTGCGTTGGAATTGTACCCGGAGTAGCACCCGCAGCATCCCCCGTACAAGTCAGATCAATGTATACATGACCACCTGTATAGGACTTGACTGTTTCGACACAAGAACCGGCTCCCAAGCAAATCACAGGAAGGCAAAAGACAATCCCAAGAATTAGTATAAATATTTTCTTCATTTTATCCCCGGTGAAGGCGGACTGTACGTGACGACCAGTCGCGCCCGTTGAAGTTAATGTAAATTATTTATCTCAAACTAGCTGCGTACCACCAATCAATTGACAAAGTATTGATCGCCCCTGAACCGCATTTTGTTGCAAATCCAGGCACCATATAAAGATTGAGAGGGAAATTTGTTGAAGCTGAAGTTGTGGTTGTGGCATCTGCGACGCCATTGATATAAAATGTTACTGTGCCACTTACAGACTTCATTCCAAGCTTGACCCATCCAGTAGAAGCAGTAGCGGCTGTAGCATTCAAGGCAACTCTAGCTCCCGCCGCTTTAACTTGGATGGTCTGCCAGATTGCTGCTGCATCAGTAGCCTGTATTACTTGAAAACCAAGAAGTCCCTGAACTTTTAAAGCCATTGTATTATCGGTCATAAAGTCAGTACCCATTGTTACTTGGTCGTCAACAAGTCCGACAAATACGCCCTGCGCTGTAGTAATTTGATTTACTTTTACTCTTGTTTCAAACCACCAATTTGTTGCAGCATCAGCCTTTAAGACACCAACTCCGGTATTCAGGTTCACATTGCATTCATCATTGTCCGTGCCGGGGGCCGTCAACAAAGCGACTCCGTTGGGATCGGACGCTACATGAGTAAAAGTTCCGTTCGTACCGGCAAGAGTGTAATTTTTAGCAGTGGTGAAGCTCTCTCCATTGGCAAGCGTGAAGTCATCACCGACAAAATGGCCGAGCGTAGGGTCAAGAAGCATCTGTAATCTAGGGCAATCATCCCATATAAGCGGAGATAAGCCCGCTCCCGCCGCTGTCGAATCTTCGCTGGTAATTAACCCACCACTTTCAAGAACTATTTTGCCACCATTGGCTACATGAAATTCCTCACCGCCATTTTTCCGATAAATCTTTGGTTGATATGTTGAATCACTCATTCTTAAATCCTCCTTATCTCCTGTGGTTGCCCAAGACGGGGCCGGAGTCTCAACCCCGCCTCAGTATCCATTTAAGGACAGGTTGTTATGCTACAGGTGCTACTTCAGGATTGCCTTTAATAAGCTCAATTGCCATCAGGGTCGTGTTAGAACCAGTTGTGGTTTCGGTATATGTAAGCTCTAAATATCTCTTGCCGCCAACATAACCGATCTTGTAAAGCGTATTGTCTTCATCAGTCGAATCGACGACCAAGACAGTGCCATCAGTAACAGTCAGGTCAAGCATGTCTGCTGTTTCTACATTAGTATAAGTTATTCCATCCGGCGAATCCTTCAGAGTAAACGTCCAGTAATTAGTTGTTGACAAACCAGTACCGGAATCAGCGCCGAGGTGAATCAGGATACAAGCAGAATTAAATCCTTTGAGATCGATATCTGTAATGCTCCCTGTTGCTGTTACTGAAACCGGAGCCAGTAAGGAAACAACTTCTATGTTATTGTAAAGGTCTTTCATATATTCCTCCTTAAAAACTGTAAAATGGGGCTATATTTCAAGCCCCGTGTTTATTTAATGGTTATGGTTGTTTGTTAGCTAGCTGCGATTTTCAACGCCTTAATCGCCTCGAACATTACGATTCCACCCCCTACTCGCTTAGTGCAATAAAAGAGCACATTACCTTTAGAGCTAAACGGATCGCGGAGAATGCGAACACCCGCACGATCAACAATCAAATAAGCTCTCTTGAAATTGCCGAAGAACAAGGGATAAGTACCTGCACCGATACTGGCTACGTTGTCATCGTATTCGCAAGGTTTACCCAAGAGTGAATCCGGTTTGCCCTGCTCCAATCCCGCTCTCCAGATGTAATCACCGTTGCCGTTTTTCAGAGTGCGGATGGTTTCGCAAGTCGTATCGTTCATTAGGAAACTTGCACCATTACGATAAACCGGCTTCAATGAATGAACCAGAGATACGAGCTTGTCAGCGTTATTCAACAAGGAAGCATGTCCGCCAGCAATGTAACCAACTTTGCCGAACTCATAAGAAGCATTGGCAATAAAAGGATAACCGGCAATTCCGTGAGGCTTGGCTACGCCGTCTCCGGTGATAAAGGACGCTCCTTCTTCCTCGTTGAATTCAATAGAAACTTCATCAGCCAACCACTGACCGATGTCGAGGTAACTATCATCAAGCTCGATCTGAGTACAACCCGGTTCAGCGTAGATTTCTTTGGTGTTAATTGCAATCTGCTTCAGAACAGGAGTATTGGTTTCATTACGTGATTCTTTCTCAGCAACCCATCCCGAAGAAGTTCCACCGGCATTAATGATCTTCTTGTATTCTGACGTTCCGATAGTACGAACAGTTGCCAGTCTACGCATAACCGAGATAGTTCCGGCAACGCGATCTATCGTTCTGTCAAATTCAGGCGGGGTTACAATATATCCACCATCAGGATCAGACAAAGTAGACAATCCGGCTTTTACCTGAAGCTCTTTGACAGCCTGAAGTTCGTTATCGCCGCCTTTACGGAACCATTTCTCGAAAGCAGCTTTGTGCTCATCCTTTACTTTGTCGATTTCGGATTTTCCGCCACCCTGGAATTCACTCCGTGCCACTTTTGTTTCCAAGTCCTCAAGCTGCCGTTTCATCGCGCTGAGGTCGGTGATGTCTTTATTGATTTTTTCAACCTGGGCTACAACTTCAGCCGGTGCATAACCTTTTTCAGTAATAGCTTTAATTGCTTCCTGATCTTTTTCGTGCAGAGCGTGAACAGTCTTGCCAAGCTCCTCTATCGTCTTGCGTAATGCTTCCATTTGTACTCCTCCTATTGATAAACCATAATGTTAAATTTAGTGTTAATATTGCTTTAATCTTGAAGTTAGCTTCTCGATTTCAGCTTTCAGTTCGTTTATTCCCGCTTGATTAGCGGCTTCTACAATTTCTTGAGTTTCCAGCTTCTTACATCCCGCAAGCATAGCCTTCGCTCTATTTTGAGGAACGCCCACATCCCGTAAGGCTTTCTCTATTTCGCGTTCAGTTGGTTCTTGTTTCTCATTCCTGTACTCATTTGGAAGATTGTTGAAAATAGATAAATCAAAGGAAGCTTTCGTTCCTTTACCAGCTTCTATAATAGTATCGATGAAACCTTTCTCCTTCATTACCTTTGCTGTCATCCAAGTTTCAGCCTTGAGCATATCTTTTAATTCACGTTTTCCAACATTGGTATTGTCAGCATACATATCGATCATCTGTTCACTAATCTGCTGGAGGACATCGGCTATTTCTCTTAATTCGTATTGGTTGCCCCACATTCCGGTCATAGGTTCGTGAATCATCATCATCGTATTTTTGTATGCTTGTTTTTTATGCCCTGCCATTGCTATGTAGGAAGCAGCGGAAGCAGCAAGTGATTCAATTCTGGTAATGGGCTTAGACGGATGATCTTTTATTGCATTGTAAATGGCGTTAGCATCAAAAACATCCCCACCCGGAGAATTGATCCTAATTGTAATCTTGCTTTGTTTTAAGCTCGATAACATTCGGACGAATTCATTAGCTTCGTTGTACGGCCACCCAATATAGTCATATAACAGAACATCTACCGCATCTTCTGATTCTGATATGTTATCAATCTTATACCAATCGGGCTTATCAAGTGGCTTGTTGTATATACTTGCGATAAACTTCGCATTCTTTTCATTCCTATATTTAAGATTTATCATTTACTGACTCCTTTCTCCGTTGCCGGGGAGTTGTTATTTTAGGTACTGGATGTGTTTGTAGATGTATTCGGATTTTCGTAAACATCTCCACCTTCACGCGGGTTCCAATCTTCCAGCGCACGGGCTTCGTTTGAACTCATAAACTTATTGGTAATACCAACAGCGTAAGCTCCAAATCTCTCGACTATATTCCCTCGTAGCAAAGCATTGAGATTGAATTTTGCATAATAGCGATCTTGCTCAATAGAAGTTAAGCAATCCCTGTCTGCCGCCGATTCAAAGTTTACGAAGATAGGAGCAAGTGTCATGTCAACGAATGTACGCTTAAACTCGGTAGCGCTGGCATATGTAGTTGGATTATCGCCAGCCTGCACCAGCATAAGAGGAACGCCGAACATGCCGCAAATTTGAGCTTCATTAAACTTCCCTAACTCTAAAAACTGAGCGTCTACGAGGCGGATTGGAGGGAATTCAACGCCCATATCTTCATCAACAAACATCGTCTCCCAAGAATTGCCAAGCCCTGCGTATTTGCGTCTTAACGCCTCCCATTTGTTCGCATGAGTAATAGGATCAAGCACCATCCTGTGCTTAAAGATAACTCCTGGGTGCATTCCCTTGCCAAAGAACTGAGAAAGGAATTTCTGGCTTGCTATTCCTAATCCAATAGCTTCGCGGGCATACTGTTCGATCATATTAATGCCTGTATAACCGTTAACAGACATGCCTCTCAGGTGAAATATTTCCGATTGGGGATATTCTTTAATAATCCCATTAGTGGTCAATATTTTATAAGTTAATGAATAATCTGGATTCTGGACAACTTCTTGAACTTTGTCGGGAGGTATGGGGATAAGTTCTCTAACTTCACCACGTACTTTCACCTTATAAGCGTAAAAATTGCCCCGCAGAGCTACGCAAACTATAGCTAATCCCCAGAACTCCGGCGCAGTCATCCATGAGTTAGGCCGCTTACCTAATACTCTATAAAGGTAATGGTCCTTTGCTTTATTTTTAATCCCGTTAACCTCTTCCATAAGCTGACATGGGGTTTGGGATACGCAATTGTAAAGAACCTTAACGCAGTTGTGAACAGTAATTAATCGCATTGCGGTATCGGAATTAACTGATACGCCGGAAGAAGTTGAACCTCCTCCAAACTGTTCACGTAATAATCTTTCCATCTCGGAGCTAATTGCCATCGGTCTGATTACTGGTGACAAAAACCCCATTATATTCTACCTCCAAAAGCGTATCCAACAATGCCAATGAGCAAGAGTATCCCGCCGCAAATAGAAAAGCACAATGCAGGAGAGTAGATATGTAGCCCGTAGCCCATCATCGACAATCCACCAAACACAAAGACATCCCGCCTGTCAAAAGACGCAATAAGTCTCCAGATCATAGACAATAGAGAAAAGAAGGTAGATGAGATTGCTCTAATTACACTCACATAAATCCCCACGGTTAATTAAACGCAAAAATCCATAACTAAAAATGTTAGAACTAGATGATACTATTATGGATACATTTATAAATTAATACAACAAGAATGTAGTAATAATAATATATAGTTAGACGATCT